TAAACGAAGAATGGAAATCACGATAAACGCAATTTTTTGTTTAGTATTGGCTCTTGCTATATACCAAACAATGATGTTTCTAGTAGACGTATCTAACGCTACAATAGACGGAATAAACGATGGTGAAGGTTACATAGATAACAGGCATTTTATATTAAGCTGGAGTCTTGTAATAATAGCTTATTTTATTAAATCAACACTTTTATTATGAAAATAGGAACACAATTAGTAGATGTCAGAAACATGACACAAAAGGAAATAGACAACGAAGGTTGGGATTATTATTCCCAGTCAGACAACATTAAAGCTTTAGTGTTTGATGACGGGAGTGTAATATATCCATCTATGGATTACGAAGGTAATGGTCCTGGAGCTATATTTGGCTATAAAAACGTTAAGGGTAAAAATGAACACTTTACGTTTTGATAATAGAAGCTATTGCTTTGACATATGAAGCAGCGTTACGTCAAGCAGAAATAGAAAGCGTATTGATATACGACTCTAAAATTCCTGCGAAGTGTAACTCTGACATATGGATAAAGCGTCTAGAACGCATAAACAAGAATACGGGTATGACTCCTAGGTTGCAAGGTTTACACGGAGAAGTTAAAAAACGATACGGTAAACTATTGCTCCAGGATGCAATACACGCTAAACAAGGTTATGTAGTTATAGAATTGAAAGGTGCTGAACTGAAGTGGCACAAAGAGTTTAACGGTATGAAATGGACTCGAAACAAAGTCTTCAGATTTTTAACATTTAATAACTTATAGTATGTTTAAAAAAATCATGTCAAACCCTGTATCAAAACTATTGTTTCAAGCAGGTGTAATTTACGCAGGTTTAGCTTTTATGAGTCAAATGATTATGGTAATTACAGCTATGTATGCGCCCTATGTTATAGGTGCTTTATTAGTAATAATTTCCATACTAAATGTGAAGCTAAAAGACTTGTCTAACTAACTATAAATTAGTATCTTCACATGCCGATGAAAAAATCAAAGTTTGAACAAATTTGCGAAGAAGTCGCGTATGATTTAGGGCTTGATAAAAAGTTCGTAAAAAACGTAATGAAAGAAGTTTTTTTAGAAGTTGTATCAACTCTAATTTTGAAGAAAAAGCATTTGCTTTTGCGTGGATTTGCAAAAATAGTAATTAGTGGAATAGCAAAAGCTAAGTATAAATCTTTTAATCCTATGAAGTACGAAACTCGTGCTGAAGAGGAATGGAAAAAAACTGAAACAGATGAGCAAAGAAAAGCATGAAGCTTGGAGAGAAATGTTAAAAAGAGCTGATGAATCAAGAGATAATACTTTTGATTCTTGGATTGTTGACTTAACAGACAAAGAAGATCAACCTGAATCGTGTGGAATTGACGATGACGATTGTGAAGCGTGTGGCTCGTAAAGTGCTACCGCACAACTATTTATTTAACCATTTATTAACCTTCCTAAAAACTAAATCATGGGAAAAACCAAAGCCGAGGTCTTAAACGACCTATTTAAAAAGTGTAACCTCACTACAGAGGATGTACACAAACACAAGTTCTATACTATTATAACTCGATCTGGAATTGAAAAAGTTCAGGCGGCTTATAATATAGATGTAAACTACGATATAGTTAATCTTTCAGACGACCACAAACATTGCTTAATTAAAGCAATTGGTAGGATGGGAGAGGCCTATACAGAAACATTTGGAGAATGTTCTCCTGGGAACAATAGCAATGCTTATCCTGTCGCTATGGCGGAAAAGCGTGCATTGTCTCGTATTGTTCTAAAACTTGCAGGCCTATATTCTCAAGGAGTATTTGGCGAAGATGAGGCACCGTCCTTTTCTGCGTCACAGAATCCTAAGAAAAAACTAGACCCTGCAACCTATAAGTCTATGATGGATATTGTTAAGTCAGATCCTGAAAGAGTTTTAGATGCATTGCCTAAATACCAACTAACACCTCAACAAGAAGAGGATTTAGTAAGTGCGGCTAACGCTGCGATATAGTAGATTTCGAGAGTACCAAGCGTGAGTTGGGCAATTTCTTTTACTGTAATAGGAGGGGACCTTTATATTCTTGGTCGTTTATGCAGTCCTCTCCTGTTATTTTTTTTAACCGAGTCGAATATAACAGACTCAAAAATCAATTAATTATGAGTAATTTACAAATCACAGGAACAATTAAAGTTATTACAGAAGTACAATCAGGAGTTTCTAAGTCCTCTGGAAAAGAGTGGAAGAAACTAACATTTGTTATTGGTACAGGTGGTGAATATCCAAAGGATGTTTCATTCACAGTATTTGGTAACGAAAAAGTAGACAACTTTGTTAAATACAATAAAGTAGGTCAAACGGTTGATGTAAGCTTTGAACCAGAATCAAGAGAGTATAAAGGTAAGTATTATACAGACCTTAACGCTTGGAAAGTCTTTACTAATAAAGATGGTGCTACAGCCTCTACGGAGCCTGCTACTACCACAACAGAAGACGCTGGTAACTTACCATTCTAGATAATAATGCATCCCTGAAAAGCTCGCTAAGTAGGGGATGCTTTTATTTTCCTATATTTGTGCAAACGCAAATAGATGGAAAAGAGAACATTTTTTATTCCATTCAGTACACCATCATCTAAAAATGGTAAACGCTGGACTGGAAAACATATGATCCACTCTAAGACAGTTATGAATTACATAAAGAATACCAAGCCTTATTGGCAAGAGTATGCTGAGGAATTTAGGTCTGTTATAGATGGGTTGCAAAAACCTGTAAACATATCGTTTAAATTTATACGAGGAACAAGACATAAGTTTGATTACGTTAATCCACTACAAACCGTGCAAGACCAAATGGTAATACATGGGTGGATTGAAGATGATAACTGCGATGAGATTATTCCTAAGTTTAAAAAGTATGAATACGATAAAGAAAAAGCAGGATGCTTTATAACCATTGACAAGAACAATAAACCAAACAACAATGGATCGGGAGTTGATAATGAAAACGTTAGGGAAAATACTTAAAGATGTTGAATTTTTAATGGATGCTGTAGTTAACGACTATCAGCCAAAAGAAAAGAAAACATCTGAGTACACACCTGATTTTATGGCTTTCTATAAATTATATGGTATTAATAAAACTAAACACAATGCTTTTACTAAATGGAAAAAATTAAATAATCAACAAAAAGATACGATTATGCAATTAGTCCCTTTATATCATAAAGCTTTTGAGGTTAGGTACAGAAAATACCCAAATAACTTTCTCGCAAATAATTGCTGGGAAGATTACTTGTATTTATTAGAAAGTAATGCGCAAGCAGAAGATAGAGCTAAAAAAGTAGCTCAAGCTCAGAAAGATCGATTAGACTCTTATAACTTTTAATTATGGATTATAAGATAAATTCTAAGAAAGAAATTTCAGAGTATGTAAATCACGTCTATAATAATGGATACAACAAAGGTTTATCTACTGGTATACCTTGGCTTGATAAACATTATACATATAGAAAAGGTGAGTTAGATGTAATAACAGGATTTGCCAATATTGGTAAAACTACCGCTATATTCTACTTGATGATGCTTGCATCTGTTAAGTATAAGTGGAAGTGGTTATGTTATTGCCCAGAGAATGAACCCGTAGGTGAAATGGTTATAGACCTTGCAGAGATGTTTATAGGAATGACTGCCGACAAAACAAAATCCGAAAGGATGGACAGGTCAGTATTTGATGCTGCCTGTGAATGGGTAATGAAACACTTTAAGGTGGTATCATTTCCTAACACTCCAACTATTTATGATGTAATGGATGTATTCCAGGACGAATTAGATAATGGAGAATTTGACGGATGTTATGTTGACCCTATGAATGACCTTGCTATTAATAGGTCTATGAGTAAATATGACTACTACTATCAGGTCTTATCTGATATTCGTAGGTTTAAGCAGAAGAACTTTGTAAAGTTTATTTTAGTAACACACGCTGTAACTAAAGCTGCAAGAGAAAAAAGCGATGACGGTACTGTACCAGCTCCATCACACTATGATGTAGAAATGGGCGGCATGTTTGCTAACAGAACGGACAACTTTATAGTTGTACACAGGAATCCTAACTCTGAAGATTGGAGTGATACTCAGCTGCATGTAAGGAAAATAAAATTCCAGAAGCTTGTGGGTATCCCAACTCAGGATCATGAGCCTGTAATTCTTAGGTTTGAGCCTAGATTATGTAGGTTTAAATCTTTAAACAAACAAAAAATGGTATGGGAAGATGTTCTACAACAGAATACCATGGATTTTATTGACTCTCATAAAGCTAATATTACTCCAGAAATCTTCGATTCTAACAATT